ACCACCTTCTAATTTTAGATTCTTAACACATGGCAATTTGGCTGCATCAGTTTGTGCCTGGTTTAGATAACAATCAGTTACTAAATCAAAAGCCATAACATTACCAAATGCATGAGACTTCCAAATGACTGGTTTATCCCAACCACTTAATTGCACTTTGACACTAAAAGCACGTTTCCAGGCCTGATCGCCAATATCTGCTGGCTTAGGATCCTCAATGCCTGCTTTAGCATCCCATTTTTCATCAAAGCTGCCGTTGGCATAAATGCCCCAGCCTGTTTTTATTGTTTCTGGATCTAAAACCATGAAATCAAAATCTACTATCTCATCTGAATTAATCCAAAATGCTTTATCTTTATGTTTCCAATTCAAGAAACCATTTCCGCTTCCGCCTGTTAGTCCTAACATACCCATTTTTACTCCTTTTAATGTAAAGTTTTATTCGTCATATTTTTTGATAACCATTCCTGGAAATCCCCATCGCTTTTCTTTTCGTTGATTTTTGACAACCTAAAGAATTGCAAAAGTTGGTCTTTGTGTTCTTCCTCAAACTCAAAGTAATTCAATCTATTTTCAGTGTTTTCAAGCTGCTCTATATAGTCAGCCCACCTGGCAAACAAATATTCCTCAAATTCATCTTCAAACAAGATCTTCAATTTTGGCCTCAGCTATTTGTAGGAAATGTTTAAAGTTAGTAATGCAGATCCTTTTAGGATCCATAACATCTTTTAATTCTGGATTTAAATATGCCAGGGGAATCACTGCTTTAATTTCTTGCCTGTCATACTTATAAATAAGAATAGGTATGTATTTATCACCAGCAGCTGATACAGCTTGTTCCCACCACTTGGTGATAGGCCAATTATCTTTCCTGGCTTTGTAGCGTTTGCACTCAATGGCAAAGTTTTTGAAATATAAATCTGCCAGGCCTTTAGTTTGATATTGATCCAGATTTCTTTTAACAGATCTTTCATGACCTCTTTTTTCCAGGAGATCATTTAAAAAGTTGCAAATGTGCCGTTCAAAGGCCGCACCTTTGTTTCTGCTATTAACCATTAAATACCTGCTCTAAATAAATACATCAAAGCAATTAATGCTTTTTTTGAAAGATGCTGTAAGTGTTCTGGGATCTCTCTATCTCTTACTACTTTATTCATTGCCTATGTTCTCCAGGTCTAACTCAACATCCAATAAAACATTTTGCGTACTTGGTGCATTGTCAATTGCATAAATACAAACCTTTAGGCAATACTCCACAATATCTTGCATAGGCTTTTCCCTATCCAGGCTTACTTGTTTTATTTTTTTTCTTAGTTCTGGGGTAACTCGCAAGTTGACCTTGCCGCCTTGTTCTTCAAATTTTTCAAACTCATTCATAATTTCACTCTCCGTGTATTAATATAGTTGCTTTTTATAATATATAAAAGGGGCTTTTGTTATTTATATCTTATAATCTCTAATGGGCGGTGCAATAACTCTCCTAAGTTTGCTCCCTAAGCGTGCCGCCCTTCTTTTAGTTTTTTAACCCTTACTGTTTTTGCTCTAAATGTTCCGCCAGGATTGGCTTCTACAATTTTTCTAGCAGTTGGTTTCCTGGTGGATGTTGGCAATGATATTTCATAGCTGCCCACCTGGCCTTTTACATGGTTTCCCATTTCATTCATCAGCAGCAAGTTCAATTCATCCCTTGCAGCTTCCATGTCTTTAATAATCTTTTTTGTGGCCTCGTATTGAGCAATGGTATCTTCAACGCCAGAATCTAATTTTTTGACATCTTCTTTGTCCAGGATGTCTTTGTAGATTAAGTGGGTATCACTGGCCACTTTTGCAGGCCAATAATCTTCCTTAACAATCCTTCTTTCAAAATCATTAATCTTTTCAGCCAGAAGATCTGCAAATGTTGGATCTCTTTTAAATACATAGATCCTAAAATCTGTTGATTGGTATAAGACACTAACAACGCCCCAGTTATAATCCATCACTTCCATCTGGCCTTGCATCTGTAATAGACCACGCCACTCCTCTAACTCTTTGCCTGGATAATCCCTGGTAACTTTGTTTTCAATAACTCCTGGGCCGTCGAGCAATAACTTGGAAGCTCCAGGAGTGTATATACCCCACTCTGGATCATCTTGTATGACCAAGTTATCTGCCACGGCCCTTGCATCTAATGAAGCTTGTAAAGGCAATGTAGAATGATTGAATCTTTGTTGCACGTCTGGCTCTAAATCTTTTAACCCAAGCAACTCTGCCGCTCTAATAATGCATGGTTCTTCCAAGACATTTCCCATCTCTGTAATTCTGTTGCCAGGCGTTCTAACACTTTCACCCTTCCTGGCCCTTATGCAATTATCCAAAGTAACAACTTCTTTGGCCCATATTCTTGGAAGTAAACTGCAACTTGCATATCCATCGTCTGTAATTTTTCCCACTGTACCCATAGCTATCTCCTTAATAAATTATTGACTTCATCCACGCTATCTCGCAGCTGAATTGGTTGTTTTTGGTTTATAAGCTCCAAAAGGGTCTGGCCATAATCATTGGTTACAGCTGAAATGAGATTGCTTTTAAATAGCACCTTTGCGGGCTTGCCCACTACATTTAATGCTATACTTTTGGATCCTGTCTTTTCAGGTTTGTTAGAATTGTTGGGAAGTTCTGGAAATCTGTTTTGTTTGTCAAAGTATATATTATGCGAAGTCTTTTTTACTTTACATAAATTCATTGAGCCGCTATCGCCTGCTGCTGCAATGTTTAATTCTGGCTGTTTAAAATAGTCCATGTTTATAAACTCCTTGTAAATAACAAAAGGGTAACCAGCATTATTTCACCCCTTTGTAGTGATAATCATTGCCATCATCGTTGGCCGTAGATTTAATTGACTGGTTGCATTGCTCAACAAAGTGATCCGTTTGCAGTTGCAGCATATACAATGCAGTTTTTTGCCTGGTCGCTTTTTGAATGTCCTGGCACATTTGCATGATTTCGTCTGTGCTGTTAATAATGTTCTCCCTGGTGTCTCTTAAAAAGATTAGCCTTCTACAAACTGGCACCCTTCTCTGCCCTTCATACTGTCTTAGCCCAGTATGTGTTTTAAATTGTTTTTGTTGCTTAATGCTCATTATGTTTTTTTTATATTTGTATATTTATATTTTATTTAACTCTGGTCAATGCTTAAATTAAAAAAACAGCAATTATTAGTGTCATACAATAGTGCTATTGTGTAACACTATTTTTTTTTACTAGCCATTTGATACAACACCTCATCAAGCGTGTTTAAATCAAAATCGCCATAGGCTTTATAGTCAGCGTAACTTCCGCAACAAGAATTTAAAATTTTTGTTAAAAGTTGAATGTCAACTTTTTGCTGCTCAGATTTGCTTAAAGTTTCTGTTGCAACCCTAAGCAAAGTTTTAAAATGCCTTGCCGTATGTATTTTAAAACCCTCTAAAGCCATTTCTGTTGGTGCATAATGTTTAAATCTATGATCTTTGCCTGAAGGTATTTCAATAATGTATTCCATAACTATTAATTTTTTTAATATCTTTCTCAGCGTTGAGTGAGGAATACCGCAATCATGTATTAACTCAGTTTGCGTTGGGCTTTTACCATCAATATGTGCATTTACAATGTGGTAAGTAACCATTCTTTCTCCATGATCTACAGTTACAACTTTTGAGAATTTGCTGTAGTTGTATTCCTCCTGCATAACATCAAGCTTATAATTTAAAAAACTTTTAAAAACGTGCTTATCCATATTTATCTCCTATAAAAATTTAGATCTATTTAAAATATTCTTTACAGTCGTTGGGTAAAACTTGCCACCCTTTGCAGTTTCAACCCCCCTGGCATTTAACATTTTGGCGATGTCTGTCAAAGTTCTGTGGCCCAGGCCCTGGATCTCACGAATAATTGGCATAACCTGTTTTGCATAATCGTCTGCAATCTCCCTGTTGGCTGCATGAGCTATTGCCAGTGAAGCCATTGGATCTGGTGCACCTAATTGCACTCCTTGATCTTTTAACTCCTGGAGCCTGGCTTTGGTTTTTATTCTGACATCTTTTCTAATGTTTTCTGCAATGCTGGCCATCGTTAATATGTCCATTGGCAGCAATAAAATATCATTGGATCTTGCGGGCCTGGTGGCCACATAAAATTTTAAGCTCTTTAAAGCTGAAACCTCAGCAATAAAATATATGCTCTGGGCCAGCGTTCCAAGATCTGGAATTATTAAATCAGTGTTAGCCTTGCTGTTACACAAAGCAACCGCCCTTCTTAGCTCTGGTTTATCTTTTGGTTTTTTTGTTGGTTTATCTATAAACATATCTAGGCAATTTGCCAGCTTATGCTTTTCCAGGTTCAGTAAGTCTGCGGCCAACTGCCTGGTTTTTACTTTTTTGTTTGGCAAGTAAACAACCACTCTATTCCTAAGTTTTATGAGATTGGATGTCTCTCTTAAAATATCACTCAATTCTTTTACCCCCTATAAATATCAATACTTAAATTATATTTATATATATTTGTAAGTAACAATCCTACTCTTATTTATTTAAAAAGTACAAAATTACTAACATGGGTGCCAGGCCAGCTGCAAGTTGCAGCTGAACCAAGACCCAATCAATACTACTTAACATTGCGTTGGTCGTAGTTTAATCGCATGGACAATGGAATGTGCTTCCATATCCTTTCACGCCTTAGATGAGATCTGAGGGCTTTATACATAACAAATGTGTATTTAATAAGTATAAATAGCAGGCCAATTAATATTAAATTAAACATTATGCAGCACCCATTTTAGCTAAACGCTTTTGCAAGTCTCTTTTGTAATGACCTTGTGAAAGTTCTATTTGATCTTCATCCCAACTAACACAACATAATAGTTGAATAAGATGTTTTGCACATTTTTCATAACCAACACACACACCATCAACTTCTAAAAACCAGTCATTTCTACTACCACCTGATTTTCTACCACCATAAATTTCAAATACTTTACCAGTTTTAGTTTTTCCAGTAATAATTTCCATTTGGTAAGAATGCTCAACCTTATTGACTTTGATGCTTTCAAAACCTAATGTATCAAATTCTTTAGTCAAATTTACTGACTGAGCATCATTACCAACTGGTCTGCCATTTAAGTAAACCTCAAAATAACCATTAAAGTTGCCTTCCCAGTCTGTTTTTTCTTTTAGTTGTATTCTCATGTTAATTTTCTCCCTAGGTTTCCCTTAATTGTTAACACTAGAGTATTATCGTATATATTTATATATATGTCTACATAGTTTGTTATTTATAAATATTAGGCATCAAAAAAGAGATCCATATTTTGTAAGATGTGAGCTATGACTTCTATCGTCCAACCATTGCCTAAAAGTTTATATTTCTGCGTGTTTGAAACAGGCATCAAATAATCGTCCTGGACTGTTTGGAGACGCATACATTCTAAAGGTGTGAGCTTTCGCCAATAGACTTCATCTTTGGTTAAAACATTATCCTTTTGTACTGTAGTAATAGTGTTGGTTTTATTATCTTTGCGTAATTCTAACTTTTGACTTGTTGATCCATCTTGGTTGTATCTACCTCGCCAAGCACCACATACAACCTTTGCATGAGTATTACCACCGCCACAAGTATTTAAAGTAGGAGACTTACCATCAGGCGAATACACACGCTTTAAAATATCGTGTCCATTAACATCAACTGCTGTTCCTATATGTTGAGGTTTATCGCTAGTTTGTTTTATCCAAGTATTACCATTAGATGAATTTGTCCTAAGTGTTGTAGATTTATCTCCTTTAATCATTTTTTTATTATAAGGATCGCAAAAGTCTCCTTCTTCATTAGGTACATACTTAGGTACTGTTTCGTCTTTTATTTTGAATTGCTTTAAATGGTCTTGCTCTTTGTGTTTGGGTTTATCAATAGCAATAACCCCATAGGGAACTCCTTTGTGCATATTGGCAGTAAGTGTTTTGGACTTTTCGCTTTCATGTTTTATGTAATGTTCTGCTCTTGTTTTTTTGCCTGTGTATTTTTCACTACCTCTATTCATGTAAGCAATAGCCTTGTCTGATAAATGATACTTAGGATCAACACCACCAACATAACCATTGGCATAACCATGAGTACCTGCACAAATTGTTCCAGACTTGCCATCAACATCATGGATAGTATTCGCTTGGCTTTTATAGTTTGGGTTTAGTTGATTGCCACCTTTATAATTCTTTTGTAGGTTTTCTCCTGCAAGATATTCATTAGAAGTGTTAGCCTCCAAAATGTCTCTTAAAACAATTCCCCTCTCTTTAGGTTGCTCAACATTGGGAATGTTAGTCCAATAGTAACGCTGTCTTGACTGAGCAGAAACCAAAGAGCTGTTAATAAAATATTTATAAACATTTGGTAAAGCGTTTTGAGTGTGCATGGTTATATATTCCTCAAACTCTTTTTTCATCTTTACATTTTCCATGAGGTAATAAGCGTTAGGATTGTTTTCCATAACTTTTTGTATGATGTCTAACATCACCCAAAACAACATTCCCCTTTCGTCTTTATCACCTAACTGTTTACCTGCTAATGACCAAGACTGACATGGAAAACCACCTGTAACCAAATCTATGGTGGCCCAATCTATATCCCACTCTTGCCAATTAGTAACATCTCCTAATTGAACAATATCTGGGTAATTGGCTTGGCTTACTTGGATTGCATACTTATCAATCTCACTGGCGTAATAATTATCTACTTTGATACCTAAACGATCTAAAGCGATCATTCCACAACTCATTCCGTCAAACAAACTTAATACATTCATGTTTTACCTCAATTTATAAATAACATACCCCCTATGATATGTATAAATATATATATATGCAAAGATAGTTTGTTATTTATAAATTTTAATCTAAAAGATTATCTAAAACTGGTACCTGTGAAAGTGATCCTAAAGTGTCCTGGAGTGTGTCATATTCCATGTTGTCCACCATGACTGTTTCCTGGTACACAAAATACTTCTGGCCGCTTGTGTTTGGTACAAAGAGGATTCTCTTATCTGGGAAAAATACAAAAGCGTAAATGTCGCAATGATAATGCTGGTGCGTAACAGATTTAGACCTGTGGCTTTCAATGGGAAATGTGTACTTGCCTTCTTTTGATTTGTTCCTGGATTTAACTTGCACCTTATATAGGGCATTACCAAATTCAACGATAAGATCTGCTGGGTGTGATTCGCAAGTTTCATAGCAAAAGTCTGAGTATTCAAGCAAACATGATTTGACTATTGATTCTCCCAGGGATCCTAAGCGTTTGGCGTTATGGTTTTCTTGGTTAGATTTTGACATTTGGCTAACTCCTCAGAATTAAAAATTGCCCTTCTCCCCACTTGCCTGGCATACCTGGAATCTAATAACTCAGAAGCAGCCCTTTCCCATTCGCCTAATTCACAAAAGGCCAGGGTTTTTCTAAATGATAATAATGTATGGATCCCCAAATTAAAGCAGAGATCTATAAAAACATATTGGGCCTCTAATGGGTAAGATCTCCAAATTTCTAAATGCTTATCCAGGTCTTTAAATACAGATTCAATATCATTTTTTAAAAGATACATAGCTTCATCTTCTGTTATTCCCCTGGAATCTAAATTGCGGCCAACACCAATTGAAGTATAGCCCTGGGAACATTCATAGGCCTTTAACACTACACCCTCAAAATCTTTTAATCTGGATCTAATTAGATCTCTATCAAAATGCTTATCTTCTCGCATGACCATGTACATTATTTATCCTCAGCCTTATTACTAGCTCCAAAATAAAAACTAATAACAGCTGAGGCAATTCCAGAAAAATAGCCCAAAATTAAATTAACCACATCATCTGCATTTTCATTGACTGGATAGATAGTAATTAAAAATATGTAGGCCATAAAACCAAGCACAGTTATAGATCCTAAAAATCTAGGTGTCCAATCTTTAGAAAAAGCAGATCTGGCATTTTGTATATCCTGTGTTTCCAGGGCAAATACATCGACATCCATTTGCTTCATTTGGGCCTCAAATTCTAACTCAGCATTTTTAAGGGCCAACAATTGTTCTGGTGTTGCATTGTGTATTGCTTGTTCTATTTTTCTTGGTGATGGATCACAGCCCAGAACCTCTGCAACTAAGTTAGCGGCCATCCCACCTACTGGCCCACCCAAGGCAGATCCTAAAGTTGGTGCCAGGGATCCAATAATGTTTTTGATTTTATTAAATTTCATTAATAATTCATCCTGATTAAAAAAGTAAGTATCAAAGTAAATAGCGATATACCTATGCTAGATACACCGCCAATAATCCACCACTGCAACCTGGCTATTTGTTCTTCTAACTTATCTAATTGCTTAAAGTTAGTTTTCCACCTTTCCTCATTTTCTTTTATGTGCACTTGTAACTCAGTGTGTATGGTTGCAGCTGTGGGTTTGTTGGGCATTAGAATTTCAAAAATTGTTTAATCTTGGCCCAACGATCTGGTTGAAATTTACGAATTGAAAATCCTAAAAATACTGTAAACAGTAATAACATTATTAACATATCCATATTATTTTTCCTCTGGTTGTTCAGCTTCAGCTTCTTTGCCAGCTGCAATAAAATCATCTAAGCGATATTGCTTGTCTCTGTTTACCCTGGCAAATTCAGTTTCTAAATTTACCAAAGCTTTAGAAATAGGTTCTAGTTCTCTAATCAGCTGCAATTGATGTTCTGTGCACTCTGATTGTTTCCAGGATCTAACATTGCCCTCTCCATCTTCAATGTTAATGACCACTGGATCCGCTATCACTTCTTCTTCTGTTTTTTTATTTTTATCGCTCATAAGTATTAATACTCCCTTTTGTTGTTTATAAAATTTTATTATACAGAATTATCAATTAGTTCCCATTCTTGGCCATCTTCGTTCCATTTGTAATTACTGCCATCATTAGGATATGCAACTGGTGGCTGCCATAAACAGCTATTATCATCTAATGTCCATGATGGATATGGCTGTTGTTCATAAAAAGCATCTCTTTCTGCATCATAAACACCGCCTATAGAAGCAAAGTTTTTTCTTAATGGAGTTTTACCTTCTGTATGTACACCACCCATTGTGTTATAGCTTGTTTTAATCCATTTACCTGCTTCATGGTCTATGTAACTATCTACAAAATCTTGATCTGCAACTATTACATTTGTAACTATTCTATTTTTAACCTTTGCAAAATGTGCCATTTTTATCCTGTGTATGTTCCTGAGCTTGTAAATTTAATTATTTTATAATCACCAACTGTAGTGACTGTAGGTGAGCCAGTTGTTGTTCCTGAATATGAGGCAGTAGGTACTTTTAAAATGACAATTCCTGAACCACCATTTGCACCATTACCACCACTGCCATAATAACCGCCACCACCTGTTCCAGTGTTTGCACCGCCTGCCACTGGGCTTGCTCCGTTAGTGCTATTACCACCATGACCGCCTAAAGCATAGGTAACTGCAGAACCAGTAACGCTTGTTGCTACACCTGCTCCACCAACTTCATTGACACTTCCAGTTGCTGTGCCACCTGCACCACCACCGCCAGCTGCAGGATAATAAGATGAAGCAAAAAGACCGCCATCATATCCTTGCCCTGTTGTTCCTGAACCTGCTGCTGGATAAAGGTAACCACCACCGCCACCGCAACCACCATCTTTGTTATTTGATCCTTGTCTATCTCCACCCTCTCCACCACCATTAGATGTAATCGTGGTTAAGCCTGAGCCTGAAATTAATGAGTTACCACCAACGGCATTTGAGCCACCCGCACCTACTGTAATTGTATAAACTGTAGTTGGGTTTACTGTCATTGCTGCTTCAGCACTTGCACCGCGCCCTGAACTTTCACCAGATACAGATGAACGATAACCACCCCCACCTGCACCACCTGCTGCATCAGAATATGCACCTGTTCCACCCGCACCACCACCTGCAACTACTACATATTCTAAGGTGTATGCATAACCTGCTGTTTGTAATTCTCTCCACTGACCACTAATATAGCCTTCCACTGTTGATTCTGTTGTATTGTAACGAACCATACCATTTGCAGGGCTACTTGCTCTTTGTGCTGTAGTTCCTGACGGGATGGTTATAGACTCAGTGCCACTAAATGTAGGATTGTCTACAATCTTGGCAGAGGTTATAGCATCATCAACTATAGAAGCCGTAACAACTGCACTAGAAGCTAACTTGTCTGCGCTTACCGCATCATCTGCAATCTTGGCCGTAACTATGCTGCCATCTGCTATCAGCTCACTTGGTATTTTTGTGTTTGCCATCTATGCGTTCTCCAGTGTTTCTATTCGTGCTGTTAAAGCATCTATTTTAGCATCTGCTTCTTGTAAGGCTTTGACTAGCATAGGTACAAATTTTTCGTAAGTAAGACCATAATGATCTTTATCCTCACTCGCGTATGTTGTTAAGTTAGTTTCATCTTCTATTTTATGACCAAACTCTGCTTCTATTTCTTCAACATCTTGAGCTAAGAAACCTACATCTGTCCAACTTTCTTTGTGTGTGCCGTCAGGAGTATTTCCTTCTTCATATTTTGCTCGTTTATCCCACTTATAAATGACAGGTTCTAGTTTGTTAATAAAACTCAATCCCATGTCTAGTGGAGTTACATCTGTTTTATCTCGTTTATCAGAAGTCACTGTCCAAGATATTGCAATGTGAGCATTGGTATGATCAGCATTACCCATAATAATTCTATTTGATTGGGTTGTAATTGCTGTTGTGGGTTGATTTGTCCGACCTGCTGAACCACCAATAAGAACATTGTTTGAACCTGTTGTAACATCTCTACCAGCTTTCATACCAAAAAAACAGTTATAACTGCCCGTCGTGTTACTTAGTCCTGCATTCCAACCTGCGGATGTATTCCAAGAACCGCCATTGGATGTATACAAAGAACTTGTGCCTACTGCTACATTCCCCTCACCAGTTACTTCTGCCTGTAAAGAGTCTTGACCTAAAGAAGTGTTGGCTGAGCCTGTTGTATTTGCCTTTAATGCATTGTGTCCAACCGCTACATTAGTTATACCTGAAGTAATAGCAGCACCTGATCCATAACCCACTGCTGTGTTATTATCTCCTGTAACAACACCAGTCATTGCACTTCTACCTACTGCGGTATTACTCTCGCCCGAAGTTAATCCTTTTAGGGCTACATAACCAACTGCTGTATTATTATTGCCAGTTGCATTTTTAAGTGATTCTCTACCAATACCAACTGAATAACTTGTTGTTGTACCTATGCTTCCTGCTTCTTTTCCAATAAATACATTGCGAACACCTGTTGTTAAAGCTTTGGCTGCAGAGAATCCTACTGCGACATTACTAACACCAGTAGTAAGTGCTGCAAAAACATCTACCCCAACGCCAGTATTATAATTAGCTGCATCAATCGTGCCTGTAGCATCATCACCAATCATTATGGAAGATGTGCCAAAGGTTTTAAATGTAGGACCACCTGCAGGTGCATCTTCCCAAGCAACTCCGCTACCTGTAGAGGTTAGAAGTTGTCCGTCAGAACCCTGTCCGCCATTTACCTTGAAGTTTTCACCATCTAAAATAGCTGCATCTACTAATGGAGTTGTAACAGAAGTTGTAATGGTTACAGCGTTTTCTATCTTTGCACCTGTAACTGCATCATCCGCAATCGCTGCAGTGGTGATAGCATTGTCTGCTATGACGTGTGATGTGATCTTAGTATTAGCCATCTATAAGTTCCTGTGTTACTTTTGTATTTGCCATTTTTTATTTTCCTCTTTAAGCGTTTTCTAATTGTGTAATTCGTGTTTCTAGTTCTTGTATTGTTTTTACAAGCAATGGAACAAGCTGGCTATGATCTATGCTTTGTGGGTCTACATCTCCATTTTCATCTACAGCATCTTTAATACCCTCTACTGCTGTGGGAACAATGGTTTGAACTTCGTGTGCCAAGAAGCCATCTTGCGTTTCAGTGTTACCTTGTAAAAAATTAAATCTTGCAGGTTTTAGCTGTTTTAATCTTGTGGTTGCATCCCAATCGTAAATAACATTTTCTTTTAATCTATAATCAGAAGATGTTGAATAAGTGGTGTTTGAACCATCGGAAGATATTTGACCAACTGAAGCATTTGTTGTTGATCTGAATTTTATGTGAACACTATCTGATCCCGTTCTTCGCATATACAAAACACCAGTGCTTGTAACAAAGGAAGCGTTGCCATCGCCCTTAAAAACAAAACCTGCATCTGTGCCAGATAAAGTGTCTGAGGTAGTGCCAATTAACACATTTCCACCAGCATTAATTCGCATTTGCTCTACTGCTGAAGAACCCGAGCCTGTAGTATCTGTATAAAATCCTAAAGCAGTGTCATTGCCACCCTCTCTAATTGCAGCAATATGTGCAACATCTCTCTCAGTACCAGCATCGCAGTCTCTTGTAAATGTTAATCTTGCTTGTTGGGCTGGGGTATTAGAATCTTGGAAAAGTCTAAAAATAGACTCTGATCCTGTATTGGTATTTGTAATTTTTGCCTCACCAGCATCAAATACAAAACCAGCTTCACCTTCTAAAGTATTAGCAGTACCACTACCAGTTATGATTCTGTTATCAGCATTGTTGTTAATCGTAGTACCAGCAACTGTTGAGAATGATAAAGTGCCAGAGCCATCGGTTGTTAAGACCTGACCACTTGTGCCATCGCTTAAATCAAGCTGTGTAACGCCTACTGTATTTGCTGCTGGCTCATTAACAGTTGTCTGTGTAAACATCATTACTTCGATAGCCACTGTATTAGCAGGAGCTGCATCAAAAGTTAAAGTTGTTCCTGAAACTGAGTAAGTTGTTTTGTTTTGGTAAACACCATTTAAGTAAACCTGAGTATTGTTTTCAGATTGTGGTGCTGTTGATAATGTAAAGGTTGTATCTGAGCCATCGCCTGTAAATGAATTTAGTATGACATTGCTGCCACTGATAGATGATTTAACATGATGTACAACTATGTTTCTGCTGCTAGCAGGAGCTGTATCAAAAGTTATGGTAGTTCCTGAAGCAACAAAATCAGCTTTGTTTTGGTAAACACCTTCTATAAAAGCTAATAAATTATCTTCATCTGAAACACTTGAGCTTAATGTAAATGCAGTGGTAGAACCATCGCCTGTAAAGTTGTTGGTCTCCATTGCTGAAGCACCACCACCTGAACCTGCAATAGCACCCCAAGCATCATCGGCATAACCCTCAAACTGAGCATCTTCAGAGTTGTATCTGAACATTCCATTTGCAGGTGATCCATCTCTTTGTGCTGTAGTGCCACTTGGAACTTTTATAGAGCCAGTGCCACTTAAAGTCATGTTGGCAAATGTTGGAGAATCAGAAGTTGCTACGGCCTGGCCAATAGAAATCACGCCACTAGAAACCCCAACGCCAGTGCCAGCTGTTATTAAGGCCTGCACTTCTGCATCAGTCCTTTGGGTAAATGAAAGTACGCCAGTTGATGAGTTATAGGAAAGAGATCCAGAAGCACTAATGGCAGATCTGGCCCTGGAATCAGTAAAATACAAAGCAGAGGCATCTTCTGTAATGTCCGCTGTATCTAATGCAATATTTGCGGATCCATCAAAGCTCACCCCTGCTATTGTCCTGGCCGTTGCCAAAACTGTTGCAGAACCAGCGTTGCCTGTTGTTGAGGCGGCCACTACATTCAAAGCATCAACAAAGGCTTTGTTTACCCTGGTATCAATTGCACTGTTGCCCCTGGCATCTGTGTAGTAAAGGTAGCCACTATCTTCAGTGACGTTTGATGTGTTAAGAGAAATATTTGCAGATCCATCAAATGAAACGCCAGCAATAGTTCTTGCTGTTTGTAATGTTGTAGCAGTTCCTGCATTGCCTGTCGCACTTGCGGCCACTACTGATAAGTTATCTACAAATGCCTTATCAACATAAGAATCAACTTTTGTAGCAACCCTGGTATCTGTGTAATACAAGTTGCTTGATCCTTCTGCAACTGTGTCCGTGTTGCCCTGCGTAAATGTTAGAACACCTGTTCCAGAGTTATAACTTAATTGTGTTGATCCTTCAGATATGGCCGCCCTGGCCCTGGCATCTGTGTAATAAAGATTGCTTGTGCCTTCTGCTACATCATCGCTATCTAAAACCACGGCCCCAGTTTCTGAATTAACAGAAGTTACTGGTGCAGCTGAAGCTGTAAAAGATATAACACCAGTTGAACTGTTATAAGAAATATCTCCTGTTGCTGAAATTGCAGAACGTGCCCTGGCATTAGTAAAATATAAATTTGTATTTTCGCTTAGGTCTGCGGTGGTGTGATTAGATAAAGTAGAAACCTGGCCAGTAACATTACCTGTAATTGCTCCTTCTACATTAGCAACCAATGTTCCTAATGAAGCCAGGGTTATATTGCCTGTTGCAGATCCATCTGCTGTTGTTAGCCCCAGAGTAAATTTATCTGCTGATTCATCCCAAATAAATACAGCATTATCTGAAGATCCTCTTTGTATTAACATTCCAGAATCATTAACTGGGCTGCCAGTTAAGTTTGCATTTAATTCAAATAAATTATCTTCTATTTTTAAATTGGTTGTATCTAAATAAGTTAAATCTCCATTAACTGTTAAATCTCCAGCAACTGTTAAATCATTTGCTATTGATACATCATCTGGCAGGCCAATAGTTACTGCTGCTGTTTCAGATCCTGATCCAGAAACTTCTATTTCATTGGCAGTGCCTGCAATCGTGGCAATATAATTACCTGTGGTTTTTGTTCCCAGGGCAATTGCATCATCATCAATTGTTAAAGTTAAAACTACATTACCTGAACCATCAAAGTTTTGAGCTGAAGCTGTAGCATCTCCTGTAATAGAAAAAGCTCTGGCCGTAGCTAGTGCTGTGGCTGTAGCAGAATTTCCAGAGGTTGATGCAGCTACAACATTGAGTGCATCTACAAACGCTTTATTTACATAAGAATCAATCTTAGTTGCTACTCTGGTATCTGTAAAAAATAAATTAGTAGAGCCTTCTGCTACTGTGTCTGAATTTCCCTGGTTGTAAGTTAAAACACCAGTTGAAGAATCATAAGCAAGCTGTGCAGAGTTTTCTGATATTGCGGCCCTTGCTCTAGCATCTGTGTAATACAGATTGCCAGATTCTGAAAGCTGCGATGTATTAAAAGGCGATAACGATACAACGCCAGTTAAGGTTCCAGAGGCATCATCATAAGTCCAGGTAAGGCCAGTGCCGTTTTGTATTAATGCTGAAACCCTGTCATCTGTTCTTTCATTGTTAAAAAATAAATTAGAAGATCCTTCTGTAATGTTATCTGTGGTTTTTTGGGCCAACCTGGCATCCCATCTGGCCTCTGTATAGTAAAGAGAATTCCCTTCTGATAAATCATCTGTGTCTTTGGTTGCAAGCCTGGTATCAAAAGCTGTATAGCTCCTGGCATCTGTAAAATATAAATTAGATCCTTCGCTAAGATCAGAGGTTGAATGGTTTGATATATCACTAACCTGGCCAGTGACGTTGCCAGTTAAAGCAGCTGTAACAACTCCAAAAGTTACATTGTCTGAAGTGCCAACTGATTGGCCAATAGAAAATGTAATGTTGTTGCCAGATAAAGCTGAAGTAACACCAGTGCCACCGAGTAAGCCTAAAGTTTCTGAATCAAGGTCTATAGATCCAGAATTAGATCCATCACTTACATCAAGATCTTCAGCTGTTATGGCCGCATCAACATAAGTCTTAATTGCTTTTGCTGAGGCCAGAGTATCATCGGATGTAGAGACTGAAGTTAAATCTGTGTCCAGGACACCAGATTTTAAATTATCAACTTCAATATTAGATAAAGTATTGCTATCTAAATCTATTGTTTTGTTTGTAAGTGTTTGTGTTCCAGTAAGGGTTGCAACTGTAGAATCAATAGCAAAAGAAACTGTGTTTTCTGAGCCAACTGTATCTATTCCAGTGCCGCCATTTAAAGTAAAGGTTTCACTATCCAAATCAATTGAAAGCACCCCACCGCTATCTCCCTGGAAATCTAAATCTTGGGCCGTAACCTGTGCATCAATGTATGTTTTTAATGATTGCTGTGTGGCCAGGGCTGTAGCAGAATCGCTTGAAAGATCATCTTCGTCCAAAACAGTTGTTACTGTAGATCCACTGCTAAAAGATAAGCTGGTAATGCCATTAATTGTTCCGCCATTTATATCAACTGTGTTATCAGCTGTAATGCTAAATGGCAAAGTTATCCAGGCATCGTTTCCGCTGTTGCGAATCTTCATAACTGAATTGCTAGTATCTACCCACAATTCATAGGCAAACTTGGTTGCTGGCTCTGAAGCACCAGAGTTATTTGAAACAATATCTAGGAGAGTATTATTTAGTTCCGCCCTAAAGTTTGCCCCACTCTGGTTTGCTAAATTGTAGTTCGTATTCTGAGACATTAATTACCCTTTTGTTGTTTATAAATTTTACTTTTATTAATTGGTTTACGCATATATATTTTTATTCTGGCGGTGTCGGAAAAACTACATCTTCAAAATTAGCATCATCGGTGTATTGAGATGGCAAATCTCTTAATGCTTGCCTGTATGTTACCCACTCTGCTTTTTTTGCATCGTTAAATGGGCTATCAACACCAACTGTCCAATCGCAGTCCTGTAGCATAAACAGTCTTTGATTCCTTATTTTTTGTGTCGTTGTTAAAGGATTTTCTGGTGTTGGTGCGTATATAGTGCTCATTATTGTTTATTTAATTTGAGTGCTGAAATTCTAGTGCTAAAACCAGAAATGGCTGGTGTTACCCCTGGATTATCTTGTATAACCTGGCCTTCTAAAATTGCTGTATAGCTGGTGCCAGCGGCCAATGTTACTTTTCCAGCAAGTATTATAGGTTGTAGCATATTGCCACCAACTGGAGAACTATAATCAGCTATAACAGTTGAGCCAATCCTTGTTCTTGATTCTACCTGGGTTAAATTATTAATGGTTCCACCTACCATGCAATTAGCAACAATCTGATAATCCCCAGCCTCAGCTGTAGTAAATGTTGCTTCAATTAAGCTGCCAAAACTATCTCCAGATCTACCATCACCAAAACCGCTAGATCCAGAGGCCCCATTTACAACCATGGATCCAACAGATCTTGTTCCCAACTCTCCAGAAGAAACACCGCTGGCTGCTATTTTTAACCCATTAGCATCTGCACTTAGCGTTGTTCCATTTAGTTCAAGCGTTGTAGCTTTAACTGTTCCAGCTGAAATGGTGCCAGCAGTAATGGTTCCCATATCAGCTGAAATTGCCGCCAAATCGCTTACATTAATTTTTGTTGCTGTTACAGCATCTGCCAATATTTTGTCAGCGGTTACTGCATCTGTTTGTATTGTCCTGGCAATTACAGCATCTGTTGCTATTGATTCAGCAATTATATTTCTAGCCAAAATTTTAACTGTAGTTACAGAATTTGATTTTAACTTATCAGCTGTAATAGAATCATCTGCAAATTTTTGTTCAGTTATCGCACCAGCGGCAATAACATCACCCTGGATAGAATCCACGGCCAGCTTGGCATTTGTTACCGCATCAGCGGCAATTTGCAGCGTATCTACTGTTTCAGAAATAACATCAACTTGACCATCTACTGGCTTGATCCCAATAGTAAAAGTTAAGGTTGCTGGCGATGATTCAACGCCTAGCGTGTTTAAAGAACTAACGCTGGCAACATAATTAGAACCTGTTTTAACAAAGTTTAAATCACAATTCTCAGTATTAACTATTTTATTTGTAACTTGATTGTTTGAACTATCTACAACATTTACTCTATATTGATAATCTGGAAAGTCTGTAGGTTCGTTCCAAGATAAAAAAGGCCTTCCTGTGGAACTAGAGTTGCTATCTGTAAAAGATAAACCTGTTGGGGCTTTTACAGCATAAGCTGAAGGCAGGTTAGCCAACTCCTCTACCGCTTCTTGTGGCGGAACTTCCCAGGTATATACATCAAAATATTCAATTAAGCTAACAGCAACCAGTCCATTAGATTGCAATTCTAGGGCCTCAACTCTGCAAACTTTGCCACTAAAACCTAGGCCAGCATAAGTTAAATCTACAATGTCTCCGACATTTAACTTATACATTTCTGGAGTTCCCATAAACTGCATTGTTGTCTGGTTTCTGCTCCTGGTTAAAATTGCTTTGGCCATGTTGTAAGCAATATAAGGATCTGATATTAAAGGAAACTCAGCTTTAATTTCTAGCACTTCACCACCATCATCTGAGGTGTAGTTTGGCGAAGCATCATGTAAAACTGTGGCGGTATCTAATTCATATTTTTTATTAGCATTGAAAAATTCAACTATAACTTTATTGGCCTTTTTATCCTTGTTACCATAATCAACGCCTATACCAGATTCAGCAATAATGTGATTATCAGTAATACTAAATGTTGATGTACCTGTGTCCTCTATAGATAATTCATATTTTCCATCTATGTATAAAAATATGCCTCTCATGTTTGCCAGGAGTTCCTTGGCATTATCCATAACATTCTTATTGGCATCTACATAGCCATTACAATGGAATCTTTTAACCTTTGCTAAAGATGTTCCTTCTTCGGCTGCAAATGAAGAAGAAAATAAATCATTTATATAAACCAAGTATTGTGCACTTTCGTCAAAAAATTGATCTCTGTGCACCTCTTTTATCTCAGCCTCAGTAATAATTCCATTTCCGTCTGAATCATATAGGCTTAAAACTTCGCCTATTTTATTTTGGAACCAATTAGTATTAGCAAAAGTACCATCAATGGCAAAAAAATCATTACCAGATGTTGCGGTAAAAGTTGTATCTACAGCAGATCCATTAAAATATGGTTGATCTACTTTTGTATCACAAACATTTGCAGCTGCCGTAAAAGTTGACATATTTATTTGGCTAGATGTGAGGCCCTTTCCGAACTCATCGTTAACAATGTAATCCAGGAAGCATAAGGCTGGATTGTCTGAATATTTGTAAGTAGAAACAGTGCCAAATGTTTGAGTGTTATCCCTGGGATCAAAAACTTTTTTGCCTCTTACTTGCACTGTTAGCTGCGGCACTCCACGCCACATTCCTTCTTTGTCATAGCCGTAATGGGCCACTATGTAACATATACCATCTAGCCTATGTGCTGTAGTCCAGTTAGACATTGATGCAACTAACATAGGATCTGCTGTTTGTGATGCAGCCCCATGATGCAAATTCATAACATATCTATATTTTGCTGTTGGATCTGTTCCAAAAGTGCCAGCAGTAAGATTTAGGCTATTTGTTCCGTTTTGTGAAACTGTATTTAGCGATCCAGAGCCAGAAGATATTTTGTCTGAACCAATGTAACCGCCATTTCTAAATCTTGCAGAATCAGTTAAAGGGTTGCCGTCTAGTTCAATTGTTCTGCCAATAATTTCATCACATTCACCAACTGATAAAGCATAAACAACATACATATCCCTAGAATCATTGTCTGACACATCCATGTAAATAATTTGTGCACCCACCCTCCTTGTTCCATAAATAATTCCAACTTTTCCTCCCATAGAAGTTTTGTTTGCCAATATGTCTTGGCCTTTGGCAAGCATTGCCCTGGCCTGCATAAACCCTTTGACACCTACAACTAAAGTTGCTGCTGTTAGAGCAACTTGTATTTGTGTTATTAATTTGGCTTCGGCAAAGAGAGCAAAAGCAGCTTTGAAAAATTCACCAACGGCAGCAAAAAATTGCATTACATACCCCACCTAACATCTTCTTTTACTTGGCCAGCAAATTCCATGCCTCTATCGCCAGAACTAAAAGATTGTTGAGATTCATCAGAGTAGTGCCTACCCTTGGTCAAATTCCAATTTGCCCAATGGCTAGCAACAACCATAGATAAAATTGAGTTATCTATATTTTCGTTGATAGATACATTTCTTATCTGGCCAGTAAAAAAGTTAATAGCACCCACAATGCTTTCGTTTGCATCAAAGTAAGCTAAATAAACTTCTGCTGTTTTATCTGTAAATGCTCCGCTTTGCACCAGGGATCTAACTTGATCTGTAATATTTGAAAAACCAATGTTAATTTCGTTAACCTGTAATTGTCCTGTTTCAGTTGTTCCATCTACTGACAAAAAAGATCCACCAGCCTCATAAGAATTAGAATCATAAGTAACATTTGCGTACCAGTCTGTTAGCCTAATTACTGTTGATAAATTTAACTCAACCAAAAAAGCTGTTTTGGTTGCAGTTGCTGATACCTGGTTTTGTATAGCTGTTGATAAACTTCTTGGCATTATGTAATGGCCTCTCGCACATCAAATGAAATGCTGTAAAAGCCACTGGCATCTGTAACATACATGATTTCATTGTTGGCAAGATAAACAGTGTAACTAGGCTTGTTAACAGTAACAGCTTCATTATCTGCAAGTGCGGCCACCAAATTTGGAGATATTAAAACAGTTAATGCACCACCGCTATCAGAATCAATGTCAGATTGCACCATATAAATTTTGCTATGATTAGCAAATTTTATAATGTCTCCAACCTTTAAGGATCCAGTTTGATTTGCTGAGAAGCCATCTATTGCAATAGAAGCATCGCCAGCTGTATGTGCACCAGCAACCAATATATCTGTTTCTGACCTACCAGCACCTAAATTATCTAATGGTGCCTGTATAGTAAAATCTTCAAAAGAACCTTTTTGTTTTTGTAAAAATGCAAATACTTCCTGGGCCTTTTCTTGTTGCATAGGCGGCATTTGAACTGTGAAATGAAAATATTGTGCTCCAATTTGTCTTACTTGTTTGCGGCCAGATAATGTTTGATTTACCAGCGTTGGTGTATCGCTATTAAAATTTATTGTTTTAAAATTTGGATTTGTTGGAAATTGTCCAGACATTTATACAACCCCCATTTTGCCTTGATTGTTCATGGCGTTATTTATTATTGATGTGATTAAACCTTTTCTTGATGTTAATAACTGATCGAAGCCAGCCGCATCAACTGTAGAAATATTAAAGTTAACTGTTGCTGGTGCATTGTTGTCCTGGCCTTTAGTGTGATCTATAACTGTTTCGTTTGGATGTAGTATTGCTGGAAAACCGCCTTTGCCGTCCACCCCTCCTGCCCTGGCTCCCATTCCTGTATAGCCACCGCCATCTGCTGAAAAGAGATCTCCAAAACTTCCAAATGCAGATCCAAAACTACCTATTAATGGTTTTAAAATCATTTGTTGTATTGCAATTCGCATTAATTGCTCAACTACATAAGTTGCAAAATCTTCAAATGATAATTTACCTTTTTTAAGACCATCAACAATTGCATCTTCAAATTTTTTCATTGCAGCAACTGCTGTTGTTTCTAGTGTTCTGGTTAAACCTTCTTTGCCTAATAAATCTTCAAATTTTTGTAATGGGCTAAGTGCATCAACAAAAGAATCGCCAAGTTTATTTGTGCTATCACCTGCTGCATCTGTTCCAGCTCTCAAATCATCAATGCTTAATTTGTAGCCTCTTACTTTGTTTGCAACAACTTCTGCCTGTTCACCAAAATTACTTGTTTCTTTGTTTAGGTCTTTTAAAGCAACATCATTATGCAAAAGCATTAATTCTAAATCACCTAACTCATCTGCAAATTTTCTTGGCATGATGCTCATCAATGCCTTTTGAAATTCTAAAAATTGGATCTCAGTCTCTTTAAGTTTGATTCTTATATCTGTAAAGACTTTAAAAATGTTATCGCCAAGATCTCCTAAAGCTTGTATGCCACCAGCAACACCTTCAATAATGCCATTAGCAATTTTTAAGCCTAAAGCATCCATGCCGCCAGCATCAGCTACTATTTGTTTAATTTTTTTTGAAATTGTTTCCTGCATCTTTTCAAAGACTGGCAAGAATGATGTTGTAATATTGTTTACAAAGGATCCAAGCTGCATTTTTATAACACCTACAGCATCATTAAATTGCTCGGTTCTTCTAATTACTTTTTCGCTAAGTACAATGCCTAGCTCTTTTGCTCTGGTAATAAAATCTTTTAAGCCTCTATTGCTGAGATCTTTAATAGCACCAGTTAAAACAACACCTTGCCTACCAAATAAACCAGCCAAAGCTGCTGCCCTGGTTGTTTGATCTGCCATGTTTGATACGCCTTTTGCTGTCTCAACTAGCAATGTATCAAATGATTTCATGTTGCCGTTAGTGTCTTTTAATTCAACGCCAAGATCTTTAAAAATATCTGCTTGCGTTTTTAGGCCCCTGGAAGCATCACCAACACTTCTAGCAAATTTAATAAGTGCTGTATTTGCACCTTCAACAGTTGTACCAGATTCTCTGGCCGCAAGATGAAACGCTTGCAATGTATCTGTAGCAATTCCTGTTTGTGTAGAAGTTTTACCCAAAGCATCAACCGCATCAAAAGATTTATTAACAATTAAAGCTAATGCACCAGCTGCTGCTGTTGCTGCAATACCTACAGCTGCAATTCCTTTGGTTGCACCTGCGGCAGCTCCACCAATAGATTTAAGGCCACCAGTTACAGAGGTAAAAGCAGCTTTTGTTTTATTAACAGCTGTTAATTCAATCTTTACTTTTTTATTTGCCATGCTTTCTTCTATCTTCTAATATTTCTAAATAAGCAATCCAGCCTTGATATTCCTGAACACTAATTTGCTGCAATTCCTCTAAGGTTTTACCTAGCTTTTCTGCAAGGCTGTATTGCAGAAATAAATTAGCATCCTCTGTTAGTCCTTTTTTGTTTCCTCAATAGGCTCTTGCCCCATAATCTCCTGGGCTACTCTAACTAACACCTCACGATCAACTTTATTTAGAAGTTTATTTTTATCGCCAATATCAAATAACTTTTCCCCTTCGCTACTCAATGCCTTAAAAATTAATACATAAGCCATCATCGTTAGATCATCTTCCTGGCTCATTTTGTAGAGTTTAGAAGTTTCACTAAGCGTTAATGGCTTGCTGTATATTTTTAAAGGTTCATCGTCTTGGCCCCATTCTGGAACCAGCGTTACTCTCACATCTTGAGCCTCAAAATGTTTTACTGCGTTATCTATTACTGACATTTTTTATACTGTTGTAATAGTTAATGCACCTGAACCCTGGAAGCTAATGCTTGCCTCAATAAGCCCATCGTGTGAACCAGAAACAGTCTTTCCAGTAATCACAGCAGATCCGCTGTAGTACGTATCTCCAGAATCTGAGCCCTCGGGATATAGGTTAAGAGTTATGGTTGAACCAATACTCATGGCCACCTGGCCAGTTGTATCTGTCTCATCCCAAAAACACTCAACTGATCCAGAGAAGGATGTCAGTGAAGATTCGTATGTTTTGGCACTATCACCCATTGATGTGGATTCTATTGTGTCCGCAGTTTCATCAATTGAATATGATTTAACCTCGGCCACAGTTGCTGTGCCAACTTTTACAAGCCCTTCCGAGCCTTTATGTATCGCCATTTTCTTTTACCTCGGCTTTCGCCTGTTTTTTTGGAGAAGATTTAGTTTCCTGGATTGCTTCTCCTTTCCAACCCTTTTTCAACAAATACTCAACCCTTGTAGGATGTGCATCTATAGAACTCGAACCATCTGGTGAAATCATTTTCATAATTTACTCCTGGTTAAACTGCCACATCTGGATTTTGCTCCTGGACATAGTAGCTAGTTAAAAAAATCAAAGTTCCAAAGGCCAAAGGCCGTTCTCCCTCTGCATTAAATTCAATTTCAGTAGATTCTATGTAGCAATCTTTGGCCTTCCCAGATAATGTGGGATCGGCTGCAATTGCTTGCTCTACTTCTTTACAAACAGTGT